AGTGTTGCATGGGGTGGAGGTGTCAATATTACTAGTGCTTTTTATAGATACAGCACTTCGTGCCCTATTCGTATTTCAGGCAAGTATTCGGGATATTGGACTTTCGGCTCAATGGGTCAAGTTTATCTTCGTTTTTATAGTCAATCAAATGGAACATATACATATCAATATTTAAATACATTTACGAATAATGCAAGTAATCACGTAACTGTTTCATTAGACCAAATATTTGATTCATCACTACTTCCCTATCTTGGTTGGTATGACGTGTTTTTTGCCTCCTCAAGTCAATTCGTAACTGATAGTAATGATCAATTGACATTAAATGTTCAATTTCTCCCTGTGGCTGGATTTTAATGATAAAAAAATCTCATTTCTTTGTAGAATGGCGTATCCCTTTCAGAAATGGATAGATGAGCAAAAACATCTGGATACAGATGAATTCCGACACTTGATTAAACCAGTTATTCATCATATCCCTGCAGACTTTGCTGGGATGGAGCATCTATATTGCGATCCCTCCCAATTGGATGCGAACGGTAAGTTTATACGTCCCAAACTTGTTATAGAAGCAGAGCAACGAGGATTTGCGACATTCACAGAGATGATAGAAGCAGATAAGAAAGCCCAGGAAGATGAAAAGCAGCAACAGATTGACCTCCTGCTAAAGCAGGGGCAAGAAGCACAACGTGCTTACGACTCTCTCACAGAACAGCTCTCCACATTAGCCAATCAATTTTCAGCCTACATTCAAGCCGTTCATGGCACGCAACAATAATTAATTTTCTATGTATAAGATACGAAACAATGTCTAATCCCCTTCCGAATGTCATCGGACAGATTGCGTCATCAGTAGCGAGTGTAGCGAACAGCCTTCAGCCTGTTGTGATCCCTGACGAATCAAAGCCGATGTTGATTCTCATTTCTAAAGATTTATCAGCCGATGATGCAGCGGAACTTTCAGCGTTTGGTTCTGTGGTGGTATGGAAAGAAGCCTGGAAAAATATCCCCTTTGCCCAACTGCAAAAATGCGACTATCTCGTCGTGGATATACGTCTTGCCGATGCCCGACAGCAGTTGGCAAAAGAAGACACCTCCAAATACAACGTGGTCCACTATGTACGATGGTTCCAGCGCATTGAAGATTACATTAAGAAAGTCCCAGGAGCGATCATTACCGATGTACCTATGGACTGTTCATCTAAGTCAGTATTTGACCAACAACTATTGAATGAGCCATTGGTAGAGCCTTCGGCTATGATCAGCATTTTAAAGTTTTTCGGTGCTTGTGGTGCAAAATAAAGGATTGGGTCATAGAAAAGGTTTGGGATAGTATCAAAACCTTTTGTATTTCTCATTTGGGACTCGTGGGAATTCATCCCATTATTATCGGTACGATTATTAGTATACTATGATGGACATAGCTGATCTATCCGCTACAATTGTTCTTTATCTTGTCGTCATTCATACAGTTCTTCATTCATTCGCTCCCTCCAACGCTCTATAGGAATGACACATACATTATGTTCCATTAATACTTGTTCTAATGCGTGGATACGACTAATTAACATCCGAATTTCATTATCTTTCTGTCGCAATCTTTCTTTTTGGGATTGAATGATAAAAAACATCTCCATGTCTTCACTAATAGGAGGACGAGTGGAATAATCATAACGTGGCATATAATTTCTACTGGAAGGTGAATGTGATGCGTCAACCGGAATATCCATTTATTTCTTGATAAGAAATAAATGTCCGGTTCAATGACTCAATGGTTCATTTTTCTATTATTTTATTTCTTATTGAAAGATATAAGAATGGGTGGCGCTGTATCTAGTTTTGGAAAGTTCGTTGCGAAAGCAGTGATTACTGCGGGAGGTAATATGGTTCCTGTTATTGGAGGACCTGTCGCCTCGTATATCAATAGTAAATTTGCAGTTGGGTCATCCGAGGCGGGTATTCTTCCCACTGGCGTGAAGCTTCCAGCGGGTGTGGAGGAGAAGGTCATCAAGACCCCTGCTCAGCTCAAAGCACTGGTGAAAGAGCATCCAGAGGAGGCAAAGAAGGCTGGACTTACGGTTCAGATGATTGATCAGGAGGTCAAAGAAGCAAAGGAGCAATCCAAAGCGATTGGTGGAAAGGTGAAGATGATGGTTCGTCCAATGGGTATTCCACCTGTTCCACCCTTTGGCGGTAAGGTAAGCAAGGCGGTTGGCGATAAGGATCTACCAAAGGAGAAGCCGAAGAAAGAGAAGAAGCCCCGCACAGAGGCTCAAAAGGCTGCCACGAAACGAATGTTGGAGGGATTGAAGCGTCATAAGGAAATGAAAAAGAAATAATAATCTATCCTCTTAGAAATGCCGAAACTGTATGATAAAGAGGATTTAGCCAAACTCAAAGATTCTAAACCTGTTCCGATCATAGCGCATTCACACGAAGTGATCGTGCCCGTTGTCTATGCAGGAATGGTGAATCGTTTCTTAGAAAAGAAGGGAGTCCATTTGCCATTAACGCATCATGAATTAGCGGATATGAAGCGTGAAGCTGATTGTTCTGGATATGCAAAGGGGACGAAAGATTTGAAGAAGAAAAAGAAGCGACGAGTCAAAACAAAGGCAAAACCGAAAGTCAATGTGATTCAACCAAGAGCGGTAGGATTGGCTCCTCAGCCTCCCCCTTTGACACGAGCCCAAATTCTTTATAGTCAATTGCGACCTGATAATTATTCCAGCATTCGCCCGTTGATTCAACCAGGTTATACTCAACCAAGTGTGATTCCTGATTACCGAAGAGAGGAAGAACAGAAACGAAAACAGGAAGAGGAAGCGGTTCGTCGTTACAAAGAGGAAACCGAACACCGAATAGACCAATTAAAACGATTGGAACAAATTGAAAAGAATTTGGCGGAACAAAGAGAACCATTGCGCAAAGATCCGCAACAGAAACCGCTTTCGTATTGGAGCGAGGATAGTTGGGCACCGAGTGATTATCGTTATGAAACAGAAGATGAAGAACGCCAAGCAGTATGGGCTCAACAGGTTCATGAACGACTGGAAGCCAGACATGAACGCCGCAAAAAAAGAGAAAAGGCATTGCACGAAGAAGAGAGTGCATCAGCATCGGCATCAGCATCGGCATCTGGAGTGAAAACACCTGTCATACTGGAACCTCCAAAGCGTGGGCGAGGTCGTCCTAAGAAATCAGAGAAGTAAGATGCTTAGCGGTTTTTTCATGAGTTGATTTATGTCTTAATGTATATGTACCACCGCATTCACATACTATTTTATTATGCCGTGTATCATCTGTCTTTCTTCTATTCTGATCATATACTTTTTTATCTTCTTTGTGATCTAATAAATATTTCTTTTTTTTTTCTGGATTGTAACAGGCTGACATTATATTGACGCATGGGTGATTTTGAATGTACCAATTCTCCCGTTCTTTCATATGAGTCACTGAATCACATTCTTCTAATATTTCAAACTTACAGTGTTCAATACCATACGCAGTAAATAAATGGCGAGAAGAACAATTTTCTCTACCGTCTTTGTGTCCATACCATCTTTGAATAGCACCACGCTTATTAGCAGTTGATCCATAATAAACAAGATCACCTTTTTCAGACCAGATCTTATATACTGAAAACTGGGTCATTCTAATATGACCCATTCATTCGTCTTTAGGTAGATGTTTAACATAAAGTTTCTGGGTTGCAGTAGAGTGTCCCATTGCTTCTGCGGTTTCTTCCAATTGTTTCATAAGCGGTGCTGACTTTTCAGTAATGTAAATGTGTCGCAATTGATTGACGCTAATATTCTTTCCAAAGATACTATTTAGAATCTTGGTCATTCCTGAGCTACTAATTTCTTCAGCCATAAAATCAGAGAACAACAAATCCTCGTTGTGAAAGGGAATCCACTTTCGCATGAGCATCTCTACCACTTTAGGAACCTTTTCAATCTGCAAGCCTGTGAATTTAGCAGTCTTGTATTGCCTAAAATAGAAATGACCCTTCTCATAGAAATTGTCCTTGGCTTTATCGTAATTGCGTACTTTCATTTTACAGAAGTCCATCGCACGACGGGGAGGCAACAGGACATAGCAACAAAGGATGACATACTTTTGTAAGTGAAGCATCTCTTCACGAGTCGGCTTCGCCTCCTTCCAAATGTATTCCGTTTTCTTCTTGAGTTTTTCCAGGACTTCTTCAATCTCTGCCCAACTGACCCAGTTCTCCCGTTGAATATCGGTCATTGTATTTTGTTTCTGTAAGGCATTGTATTGATGCGCATCCTGAATCATTTGATTGCGATAGGCGTTCTGTACGACACCATCTGTCAATGCAACAAGAGCGGATAGAATCGTCTTACGTACATTAAACTTAATCTTTTCCAAATGAGCAAGAACGTGTTTGTATTCTTTGATAAAATAATGATGATCAAACTCCTTTTCAGGCTGTAGGTCACGATAGATGTTCTTCAGAATATTCGTATAGGTACGAATAGAGCTGTCGGAGAGCTTAGGGCGATTCTCTTTGATTTGGTTGACACACTTTTCCATCGGGGTTTCTGTATAAACATCGGATTTAATATCTGGACTCTTTATTTCCTCACCAGGCTGTTTATTTATATCCCTAGCTGGATTACAACGACGATTCACACAAATTGTATTTCTAATGTATTCAGATTCAATTCTATCAAGGTCGGAACGGTTTTCAACTTCAACTTCTTTTATCAATTCAATAATACAATTATGTACTCCGTACTTATCAAATAATTCATAGACAGATAGATTATATGCTTTCTTTTTATAAGCAACACAGTGTTGATATAATCTACGACATAAAAACTCTAAAGTAGTTACACCAATGTAAATATCATTAGCGTCGCCTTCTGGATTATAGATTTTATAGATTTTACCAACAATCATTCTAATAAATAGATATTGCGAGAATCTTTAAGTCTATTTATCAGATAAAACTGTTAAATCTGTTTAAAAAATGCTAAATAGAGGCTCTATCTACAGCAAATAAAATATTTTATTTGCTGTAGATAGAGCCTCTATTTAGCGTAAATCATCTAGCAAATCCCATTTATCACTCATTTATTGGATTTTATAGATATAACTCACAAGTTTCCCTCTATCTTTTATCTTCTTCCGATTAGAATGAATCCGATTAGAATGAATTATCACGGCGGATTATTGGGAGATCATTGGGGAATTGAGAAACATCCAATCGGTCAAGCACCCCCCCACATGGGTATTGGTGGTGACATTTTGAATTGGCTCTTAGGATATGAATCCACACGTTTCAAACAATTCCTAAAGCAACACGGCGAAGAAACAGTCACTTCTATTAAAGTTGGTAGAACTCCTATTGCTTCTGCTGTTCGTTTAGGGTTTGACATCTTAACAGCTGGAAAGTTTGAAGAAGCTCACAAGAAGCTTGGGGTAGATAATTTCTTTCATCTTTATCTGATTATCAATGATAAGTATCTTCTTGAAAAGAATGAAACAGTCAATGAAAGACCTTGGTCACATCACGACAAAGAAGAAATTTTGAACATCAGCGATGGTATTAATAAAACCATTGATGAAATGATGAAGACCGCTTCTGCAGGCGATGAAAAGTCTTTTTGGTTAGAATATAATGCGTTGACCAACAATTGCCAGCAGTGGGTCACCCGAATGCTAAAAAGAAATGGTTTATTGACCAGTACGGCAAGCAAATGGATTAATCAAGATATGCAAGCGTTGCTCAAAGAGTTGCCTCACGATACATCTGACAAATCACAAGTCATTACTGATGTCGCTTCCGTCGTGAATCGTATTCTGCAACTTACTACGGGGGGACGAGCTGGATTCGCTGTCGGGAACATGGACCTCGGGGAAAGTGGGAAGGTGTTGATTCGCCCAAAACGAAAGCGACGACTGAAGGGATTCGGTCAAATGTAAATACCCTGTTACGGTTTCCCCATCTGGTGTCTTATGTTCTTCTTTAATGGTTGCCGTAGCGTCTTTTGCCTGATCCCAGGCTTGTTTGAGCTGTTCTTGTGATTGAGCAAGGGTCTTAAAACAGGGTGCTTTCATTCTGTATCTGGAAGAGGAAATATTCCGATTGAACATTTTCTCCGCCTTAACCAGATAGACAATGGCTGACCTCAGTAGTGATAGTAGTGGCTCCGATTCGGAGTCTGATGTCCCACAAAATACGGTAGAAAATAGCGATTCCCATCTTGACCTTAATACAGTTAATGAATGTATTAGGGAATATGAGAAGGAGCAGAAAAAGGAACGTAAGAAGCGGTTTGATGCAGGGGTGCGAACGGAAAAGGTAATCGTGGATGAGGCGGATGGATACCTTGCAAAGATTAAGCTCACTGCGGCACAAGCTAGGAAGTTGCAAGCCAAGGAGCGATCCGAGAAGCAGAAGCAACAATTGGAAGAACTCAAGGAAAAGAATCGGCTGGCCAAGATTGAAGCCAAGAAGAACTTGGATATGAGAAAGGACAAGAGCAAGCCTGGAGTGGCCATTGAGGTAGAACCACCAAAGAAACCAAGGGGTCGCAATGCTCCTAAGGCGAAACCTGAACCTGTGGAAGAATCCGAAGAAGATGAGCCTTTAAGTCCTCCCACACAAAAGAAGTTTCAAGCGAAGAAGCCGAAAATGGAGGATGAGGATGAATTGGATCAGAAGATGGCAAAGCTGAATAAGTTGAATCAAGTGATTGAATCCAACAATCCATGGTTGGCTCGCATTTTGGAGTCACGAGGACGACGATAATAAAATTGACAGGTAAAAGTAGAACTTTTATATGTCAATGGATGCATATACACGCAGTTACTTCAAATTAATGGAAGCGTCACAGCCGCAACCTGTTTATTATCAATGTGAATGTGGTTCCCGACTCAAGTATGGTTCACGTGCCCGAGAGAAGTTCAAAGCACATTTTGGAACCGTAAAACATCAAGCATGGATTCACGCTTCTATGGTGCCACCAGTACCTCCTGGGCAGTAATTATACCTCTCCTTTGTGTTTTGGCGATGATGGGGCTTCTGGAAGGGGGTCCAGTTGTGGGCTGGAAGCCCACCATTCAAGAATCCGAGGGGGACTCATTGTATAACGAGTATGAGGATAGAGGTTACGTGGATGGACCTCTATCGTAGGGATTTGTTGCGTTTGGGGTTCAGGTTTCATAAACCAATATTTGAGCCAGGCAATCATCTATTCAAGCCATACAATATCTTTCCCTCCATTTCTGTACAATAGGAGGCAATGGATCTTATTTTTTGTATCAAAAGCGAATATCATACACGAAACAGTAAGTGATTGCATACGTTTATACCACACGTAATATTAGGACGGTCTGTCATGTAATCGCTCGCTACATATTTACAGAAAAAATCACAGTTGATAGTTCCTTTACGTGATGGTTCAGGAAGACTGATACGATGACCAAGGAGAAGCATTGCGATAATCGCCTCTCCATTAGAAACGTATACTTCCGTCATCGTGCCCTCAAGACGGTGTTTTAAACTATAAGAATGAACCAATGCTTTGGTTTTTGTGGTTGTGACCAAAAGGGGAATGATACCCATACATTTACGAATCAGTGGAATCTTATCACGTAGATCCGTTAGGTCATCTTTCCATCGGTGAGCGGGTTCCGCCTTGGTTTTACGGAAGATACCATTTTGTGCAATGATCCAGTCATTCTCCTCGTACTGGCTAAATAGTTTCTTACATTCTTCAAATAGTTCATCATTGGTTAGACGTTTGTCTAAACGGTTGCGTTCAATGGCTTCATGTCGCTCAAAAATGGTTCGTTTAGAAGGTGGCATTTGTTTCTATATAGTACTCTCATTTTTTTTTTAAACCCTGAACGCAAAGATGCCGGGGGGTATATATTGGAAGACGAGGGGTTAAGGGTTAAGGGTGTGGGGGGTTAGAATAGGCGTTTTTTGATTCTGTGTATTTTAAAATTTTTTTTTTTTTTTTTTTTGATTTCCCCAGCGATTCATACATACCCTTAACACCCTTAACCCATACATTATTATACTATATAATAATATAATAATATACTTATTCTAATACAATAAATGGATAAAATAAAAAAAAGATGGGGTTAAGAGTATGTTTTTATAGTCTTAACCACCCCTTAACATGGGTTAATACCTTATTCTTCCTCTTCATTCCAGAATCCATTTTTTTTCAACCACGCCTCTACTTCCTCTTTGTTAATTGTCATTTTTCTAACATTCTTTGGTGTTTGTTTTGTAATCCCGCATTGTTTTGCAATCAAATCATTCACTGCCAATCCAAATGTCGTTACACTATATATCTTCATGTTATTATGTCCTGCCCAACGATTGTATTCCGTCATCCATTCTGTTGTTTTCTGTTGAGGAGTTTCTATTTTATCTATATCCTTAATCCATTGTAGAATGGGAGGAATATTGTTCTCTCTCAATTCTGCGGTTAATGTAGTAATGGGACGTTGTGCTTGTGTGAAATCACTAATATCATATTCCATCAAATAATCGTAGAATGCTCTTGCTACGCCAGGCTGTGCCATGCAATGACGAAGTGATATGAAATATTCATCATTTCCACAATATTTAGACGATGAACGGGTGACAATGAATCTTCTATCCGTTGGTGAGATGTAACGCATTACTTCAGGAGGATTCACAGTCATCCAGATACGTGCATAGTTATTTTCTACTCCGCCATCTATACCTTTCTTTTCAACGAATTGGGCATGATTGGTAATCAGACGCTTCAAATCCTCGTTGTATTTACGCATTGTTGCCTCTTCACATTCATCGCTATGAACAAGGAATCTACCAGACATATGCGAATTAAAGTTCTTCATCATGTTCTCTAACTTTCCAGGTTTAATAGATTGATGACTACCGAGCACATACTTTCCAATCCAATCAGTAACAACATCCTTTCCTGCTCCTTCTTGAGCGATCAGAAGAACTGCAATACCAGGAAGCTTGTCAGGTTGTTGAACGATTTGAGCAAAGAACTTAATTAAGAACTTGGCGACTTGTTCATCATCGTCTGCCATTACGTCAAAGTGTTTAATAATGGGAGTGATATCAATATTATCCATAGTTGACAAGAAAGATGCAGTAGCTGGTAAATAGCTATTAAATTCATCTTCTGGGCATTTTGTTTCATCAGGATAGAACCCGATTCGTTTATAAGTACGCTTCTTCGCATCTTCTGTCCATAGATCATAGAAACTCTTTTCATATGGCTTTCCGTTCTTATCGGTAGACGCAATCTTAACTGGCTTCAGTAGCAATCTCAATGCCTTATCCGAATAACGAATAAGATTACGACCATTTTCTTGTGGGACATCATAATAACGAACAAAACATGGTTCTGGTTCTTCACAGAAGAAGTGGTTTTCTTCAAACTTCTCCTTCTGAATAAGATATTGGTCGGTTTGTGGCGGATAAAGCAATGCATATCCTTCTGGATTATCCTCTTTCGCCCAAAAGTGAAATGTCTTCTCCGTGATTTTATTACCCGTTTTGCGAATTTTGATGGACTGCCAATAAGCAATACAATCCTTTGTAACGAACTTAGAACTTTGCTTAGAGAATGCCAAGAATACTTCCAATCCTTCTTCACCAAGGACATTCTTTATTCCAAATCCTACCTTGCTCCAATCTTCATATCCTTCCGCACGATTGACAGACAATAACGCTACCAATTGTGCAAACTCAATAACAGGAACAGGAACAGGAGTAACGACGGTGTTTTCAACCACTTCTTCTATCTTCCATTTATCCTTTTTAACATATGCTAATAAAGCATCTGGAATGCGAGTAATACTTCCTCCCAATTCTTCATATCGGAATATTTCACCTTTACAAGAATAGGAGGAAGGTGATGCAATGATACAGCCTCCATCATTCCGAATATCAACTCCTTTAATCGTAAAGCAATCGGCACCGCTCTTCAATCGTTCATCGTATTGGAAATAGAGATGATAACCTTTGCGTGTCTTGACATGATACACATCTTTCAATTCTGGGATTTCTTTAATCATGCGTTCATAGGTAGGTAGATAATCAAAATCAATCACAGTGATATTAGAACGGCGACCCGTTTGAATGGCACGGTTTGGCTTCTGCAAATCAATAACCGTAGCCTCTAAGTTCTGCCACCCCTTATATCCCGTGAAAATCTTATTAATTTTCTCTGTTTCAGTATTATAACTGGCACATAGATCGCAAGGAAAATAGATAACGTTCTCCATTCTGGTTCTATATTATACCGTTATTTTTAATTTAAGCCCTAAACGCAAAAATACCGGAGTGTTTTGGATCAATTTTTATGATTTGGGGATTTAAAGAAAAATAGGGTTTCCCCATTCTTCTTTATACCAAGGGCTTATTTCACCACAGCAAATCTCTCGCCAGTTTCTCCCCTAAGGTATTTTTCGTATGACGTAAGTGATAGAGCTTACGACGTTCTTCTGCAAAGGCTTTCCCCTTTTCTTTCAGATAGGTCGGATAATCACCATACGAAGGGTCGCCTATAGAAGCAATCTTTTTACCATCTTGGAAGACATCTATCTTCTTTTTCGGATGAGTGGACGGCTTTACTTCTACTCCTAAAAGAAAAGCCTTTCGGTACGTATAATCCGTAATATGATACATTTCTACTTAGCCATCTTTTTTTCCATCGCATGCAATAGGCGAACTTGAGCCTCTGCCTTCTCTTTCGTCGTATGCTTCGCAAAATGACGCTTTGTCCTCTTATTATATACTTCATAGAGGGGCGATTCTGGGAGTTTCCGAACAGCGTATGGCATTATATTATCAGTAAATATTATTTACTATTAATAAATGGCTTCCGATCTATCAAGCATATTCAAAGCCCACGACAAAGACGATGTCAGTAAAACAGAGCCGATTTTGAAACATACCAAAGGAAGTATTAGTATTATCAGCGGAAAGAAGAGAACCGGAAAAAGCAGCTTATGGTTGTCCTTACTTTCTTCCCCCAAACTCTTTGGAGGATACTTTGGAAACATCTTCCTCATTTCACCCTCCCAGGAAGATAAAACAAAGACACTACGAGAAGAACTGGATGGGGAAGGTAAATACTACAATGCGTTGACGGAGGGGAACATTCAAAAGATTCTGGATTATATCAAAATGGAACAAGCGAAACACAAAATGAAGGAAACGAAACTAAAAAAGAAGCTTCCACCCATTTACAATCTTATCATATTAGATGATTGTGTCGCCGATCTTCCAAGAACTTTTAAAAAGAACTGTATCACCAACTTGTTTTATAATCATAGACACTATAATGCATCTATATGGTGTATTACACAATCCTACAAAGCAATTGCTCCCAATCTTCGCAAGCAAGCTGATTTATTATACCTTTTCCCGATGACAAACAAAAAGGAAGTAGAATCTATCACTGATGATTGGGATATTCCTGATGAAATCATGGATCGGTGTTTTGCAGATGAATCCGACCATCCATTCCTTACCGTGAACTTGGTTGGAACTAAACCCGTCTTCTTTCGTAAAATGAGCAGGATGGAATAACCGAAAAATAATCTACTACATAGTAGAAAATGCCGTTGGTTCAATTTACGATCTCGTATGATGACTTGCTTAATAATGCTAATGAATCACCAAATGGATTCACTTCCGTCCCCATCACAGCAGGACAAACGTCCTGGAACAACGCCGCAACAGTAGTACGCCAATGCAATTTATACGGTGGTGCCTATAGAGTACGGGTGGATGGTATTCAAGTCTATTCAGGAGCATACAATGTAACGACATATGCCCAGAATCCCCAGATTATCAATATCAATAGCAGTTTATTCCATTTTCCAGGAGGAGGTTCACCAGGCATCCAGAGCAGCAACAATTATTGGAATAATGCAGCCCCGTTGGCAGGACATCGTGAGTTTGAAATCAATACCATCAACGGTCAATTGGATTTATCCATTATGATTTCCCAATATGGTACAAGCATCAACGCCAACACAGCAGCTGTGGTTGCGCCCTGGACCATTGATAAAACCGCCACGTGGGGATCCGCCAATTTTGGATTCATTGTTCTTTCCCTATGGGTTGAACAAATAGAGGATTCTAAAGCGCCTTTTGGTATGATGAAAGGAGCGTTTTCCAAATAAATTTCACTAAAGAGTTTTTGAAACTCATAAGTGAAATAACATAAGAAACATTGTATTTTTCAATTTTTTCAGCGCTTGATCGAAATACTGCCGTCGGATTCAAATGCGCATAATACATCATAAACGACAATAATCGTATTAAGATAGGTGGGATGTTGCGAACCATATCCTGTCAGCTGGATATTCAGGGTCGTACAAGGCGTACCCGAGAACAAACTGGCTTCGTCATCAAAAGAGGTAAGGTCCCATCCAAGGGCATAAAATTGTGTCAACCAAGGATTGGCAGTAAGCGTAGCCGACACGAGGGACGGCGAGGAATAGATGACCGATCCCTGCAGATTGTGATGAAGAGCGCTCTTAAGTCCTTGGAAGACCATCGCTGGCGTATCAAAGATTGCTGAGTTGATCTGATTACCATCCACAAACACAATGGCATTCGTACCCGAACCGTTGAAAGGAGGAGTGGAGCCGGAATCACCCGTATCACGAGCATATAGCAACGGCAAAGTTGTTGTATAAGAAGGCTTGTCGGAAGGCAGCACAAACACCGCACGAACCGAAGAGGCGTTCAGACCGAGCGAATAGGAAGTCAGAATGCTGGCTGGCACCTGAACCGAAAGAGTGCTGGTCAAGTTCATAATGTAGGGGGACGACTTCACAGCCATTCGCTCCGCCTCCACGTACGCCGAGGGAAGCTCCACAGCCTGGTAAATGAGGTACGTGTTGCTGACTGAATAATCAGTAATAGTAGCAGATGAACCACCGTAAAGGGCACGAGCCACAGAAGAAACATCGATCTGGAGTGTAAGCGGTGATGAGAGCAAAAATGCTGGAAAATCTTGAGTGCTGCTGTTAAATGCACTTAGAGGAAGAGGGAGAACAAGGTCAATCTGCGCACTTGTGTTCGCACCGAGCGAATAGCTGAATGGAGCGCCAACACCAATGAGCTGCTGAGCATCGCCCTGAAGGTACGAGGCGTTGCTGTTATGCACAAGCATAAGGTTCATATTATCATTGCAATAATTCTGCTGCTCAATGACAGCCGAATTTGCACCATAAAGGGTCAAACGATTGATCCAAGAATAACCATTACCGTATGTAATGACATTTCCCTGACCGGCACCAACAACACCAGGACCCTGAAGAGAAATGGAGTGATTAGCATCAGCGCCCGTCAGATTCGTACCAGTTACTGTCAGCCTGCAGCGCAATGCAAGGGTCCCCCGTGAAATGCTGTAGTTACTTGGTGGAAGGTTGAAAAGAATCACACCACCGCTGTTTTGTGACTGCGAAGTGGAAGAGAGCTGGAAGATGCGATTGCGGGTCTTGATCGCCTGCGCCGACGAATTGGACTTCAGGGACTGCGGAACATCCTGGGTCATGTAATTATGAACTTCCTGATTCTGCTGAGTGAAGTGCGACATTGTGTTCTATAATGGTTCCCAAGAAAAAAAATAGACCATTTACTTCGTCGCTTTGTAATAATTGGAAAAATCTAAATTGTTGAGCGACTCTAGTGAGCGCCCATTTCGTGCTTGTCGGGCAATGTCGGAAGGCTCCGTAGCTTGGTACGAGGGCATTCCCTTCCCCCAACCGTATTGCAATGATTCCAATCCACGAGGATTGACTGACATCTTAATGGGATTCGCATCCACCAATGTTTTACCCCGTACCTTATTTTCATTGTGGACGTGTCCGTTCCAATTAGGATCTTCCTGATTGGGTATAAAGTTATGAACAGGCTTAGCCATACCGTGTTGAAAGGTATTCATTTCTTTATGATGTTTTCCGCCGTATAGATGCATTCTATTGTGGTATAGATAATTCTTCAGACTTTTTTGCTTCCATTTGATTGGTATTTTTACGATCTGCGATTTCTTTTTCCAATTGATCTTTTTGAGCAATCAGATCACGCAATAAATTATCTCGTTGCTGGATCAATTGTTTAGCGGGAGCGACGATCGCAGATCCGATCTGATCTTGATAAGCATTTGTCGGTTTCAATTGCACTTCATCAATTTGTACAGCAATCCCATAATTGACACCCTGTAGATCAAGCGTATAACTCGTTGACAAGTTGTCTGATACATACAAATTGAGATCAGACAAGAATTTATTACTGATCATTGATTTCTGATCATTTCTGTAATAAATAATGGAATTGGGAAGCGTCGTGACAGGAATCTTCGCAACAATATCGGAATTTTGATAGTTTTGAACGATCGCTTCATAATTGTTCTGGAATTTCAGCGTTTCTGATCGGATATAAATGGATGTGATCGGATTGCACATTACTTTATTAGCGGAAGTCAATGTAACCGCAGTTCCAAATGTTTGATCAGTCTGTGGGAATCCGTTCATAATGCCGAGAACATAGCTGATGGAAAACTTCAAAACGATCGTCACTGTAAAAGTTAGACCCGTCATGGACATTGTTGTAAAGCCCGTTTGTGGACTATACGTAAATGAAAAATTAGAAGCAGTGATAGTAGATCCTGCCCAATGAAGCTGAATGTCTGCCACAAGTGAAGTGATCAATTGACTTTGAAGCTGATTGATATTATAATTGCCCTCTGGAATAAACATAGAAGTAGAAGAGAAGTTGCGAAGACCAGTACTATCCGTATACGTATACGGTAAATTGTTATTAGTCGTATTCACTTGGGAAAATGAATAGGGGAGCTCCACCATTGGAGTACTAATCAAAAAACGGTTATTCGTATTGGAAAGAACAATCGGAGTCGTAAAACGCCACGTACAATTGTTAGAAGTTCCAGTGTTTGCTTCTCGGGTGTTGAAGTAGAGGGTGTATGATTTTATAACCTGCATTTTCTTTCTATACCAATATTAAGATAATAGTTAGATATGGCAAGCACAAACGGACTTCAAAATAATGCTTTAGTTGTGAATACAATTGATGGATTACAAACGATAAATGCAACATCTATTTATGATAATGGTACATTGATTACACCCAATAATTATGTCCCCTATACAGGAGCGACACAAGGAGTCAATATTTCGGGTCAATCCTTGACGGCAGTAGGAGCAACAGGAGGCATCTATACAAATAATCTTGTCATTCCTGGCATTACAGGACCGACTGGAATCTATTCCGTTGCATTGGGAACGGATCCGACGGGGAAGGTCATCCCTATTACTGCCCCAACCGGTCCAACGGGTCCAACGGGTAAGACTGGTCCTATTGGATATACTGGTATGACAGGTCCTATTGGATATACTGGATACACGGGCGCAATAGGCTACACGGGCGCAATGGGATATACTGGTATGACAGGTCCTATTGGATATACTGGATACACGGGCGCAATAGGATACACGGGCGCAATAGGACCAACAGGAGCTTCCGTCAATACGAGCGGCTTGACTTCTCGCTATGTCCCCTATTTCTCGGGGGGAACTACGCTGACGAATTCCCTTCTCTACCAGATTGACGCATCGGATATGGGGATTGGTTTCACCACTCTTCCCAGCTTTCCCTTCACAGGAAACAGTAATCTCTATGTCAATGGATCAATCTATAATCAAGGAACCTATAGTCAATTTGCTCAAATCGGACAGAATACATCAACAGGGAATAATCCAGCGAATCAGATTACGTTCGGAAATGGAGGTAGTGGAATTTTGACAAGCCAGATCTACAGCCACTCAGGATCATCTGCCTATCCAGATGCGACGTGGACGTATTCTAACACCACAGTGAGTCCCTTGAGTGCAAACACAGGGCAGATTCAACTAACAGCGGGAGCATTGGCATTGACGCTTGCGAATGGAATGAGTGTCAACACCATCAGCACCCTTAACATAGTACCCTACTCTGGATCTACCATCTCCACCCTTGCCAACATCGCCCAGCCCTCCACGAATGATGTAAGTCTTGCTGGTGGAACGTTGGCGGTCAATCTGCAGCCCATCACGACCTCTATCCTTCAGACTTCGGGTTTATCTTCGCAAGCAGCGGCGGCTGGTGTCATCTCTGGAAGTTATACCCTCACACCGTCGCCCACTACCGCCGCCTTTGCGGACTGCTACTCGCTGACTCAGACCTTTCTCACCCCTGGCAAATATGGGTTCTCCTTTGCGGGCTTCAGTGCGTCCGCCCTGGGTGTTTCCCTTACGATCTATCAAGCGAACACGGGCAACACGGCACGCCTCGCCATCAGCCTTACCTATACGGTGGTGACAGGAACATTCACTGGCATTTTCACACCGAATCAGACGGGCTACACGGGACAGGTCTTTCTGGAGTTCTCAGGGACGGCGAACAAGACGATGAGTTGGACATCCTTCACGTACACCCAAGGGGCGGTGACCATCACGGGCAACACCACCCAATCAGGGAGTGAAACCGTCAGCGGAACGCTGGCGGTGTCAGGGGCGACGACACTTTCTACCACGACAACGAACGGAGTTCTCACCGCAAACAGCGGCGTTAGTGTTGTCAATAGTAACATTGCGATGAGCTCATCTCTTGCGGACATGTATGTTGGAATGAATAACACAGGATTAGGCGGTCAATATTACCAGGTAGGGTCGGGTAGTAATGGATCAGTAGGCGCAGGTGCAGGTGGGGCGGGTTCGTTTTACATCTACAATGCGGGATTGAGTAAAACACCGTTTCTCATTACAAACAGCGAAATAGTATCACCAGCACTTGGAACATACGGTCAGTTTCGGGCAATATCAGGGAACTATGGAGTATTTCTACGCAATGATGGATCTGATACCTATCTACTTACTACTGTTTCTGGTAATCAGTATGGAACGTGGAGCTCGTTGCGTCCGTTTCATTTCAATAATACCACTGGATATACGACAATGGAAAATGGAGTATCCATAATGGGTGGATTAACGATAACTGGTACAACTTCAATGGCAGCTGCACAGAATACAAACAATTCAGCACAAGTTTATACTAGCAGTGGTGGAACTGTTACAGTAGCACAATGTATGATGAAACAGCTTTATTTTAGTAACAGTGTTGCATGGGGTGGAGGTGTCAATATTACTAGTGCTTTTTATAGATACAGCACTTCGTGCCCTATTCGTATTTCAGGCAAGTATTCGGGATATTGGACTTTCGGCTCAATGGGTCAAGTTTATCTTCGTTTTTATAGTCAATCAAATGG